GAGATAAACTTCCTACCCTTAGGGTTGGGAGTAAATTCATAAGTCTGACTTTCTGAAAAGCCATTCTTATCGGTACGCTTTGCGTGGTCCTGTTGAACCACCACATAGCGTTTTTTATTACGGTTGATGATTTCAACAACCGTACAGGCATGACGATCCGACCAAAAATAGGCAGTAGCACCATTACCAATAGTTAAGGCATCGTGTGGATACCATGTTTTGGAAGCGATCCAATTGTTAACGCTTCCGAAGTGTGTACCAACTTTGTTAGGCAACAACTTCTCTTTTTTATTTACGAGTCTAATTTGCATAGTCCTCTCCTTTCTAAAAGTTCTCTAATAACAATAATGTTATGATTGTTGGTATCTTAATCGCAAAGTATAAAATTATTAAACGATCAAGAATGATTTCAAATTTAGGTTTCTGATACATTATAGTTTCCTCTCTATCTTCTCGTCTTCGAAGTCAATAGCGTCAATTTTAGGATCACATTTTTCGTTTCCGACCCCATCAATATATGCACTATATTTCATTATAGTTTCCTCTCTTCTTTAGTGACCCATTGCTTAAATGTTTGAATGTAATCACTCATGTTTGAATGACTGTAGTCCTCTTTTTTAATGTCGTAATACTGAATAAACCAATGCAAATCATCCTCTGCTGTTATTCTGTATCTTGTTGGTATGGAAGACGACTCGTCATCAAATAATTCTAATACCTGAATGTCGTATCCCATTGCGTTAGTATTGTATTTCATTGTTTGCTCCTTTTCTTTTCTCTTAGGATAACCCTAAGCAATAACCCTAATTAAAGAGTTATTGTTTAAAGTTATAAAAGAGACGCTAACCTTTCTTTAGATTTTACATAATCTATTAACCTATTAAGTGAATAAATTTCACTCTCAATTAATTCTTTATGTTCTTTTTCATGTCCTTTTACTAAGATCCGTTTATCTAATAAAATACTTAATTGGCTTTTATCAGACAATAAAGCCTTTCGAAGTGTTACCAATTCTTTGGCATTAAATTTAAGATCTACAAATTTCATTATTGCCTCGCATTTCTCTTAGGTATAACCCTAAGCAATAGCCCTACTTAAAGAGCTATTGTTTAAAGTTATGTTATTCTAGTGATAGTCATGTTATCACAACGAAATGGAACATTATAATAATCAAGATCCTCAGATGCTTCTAAGTAATCCTGAATTGTAAAATTATGAAACTTTGAACCATTTGTATAATTAGAAAAATATTTTCCATCATCATCAAATAGATTTGTTTCTGCATATTCCTTTTCTAAAGTTTCTTTACTGTGGATCTGAACGATTTCACCATCGTTCCAATCGCATAGATAAATAGGCTCATCACCTATAGCGTTATGTGTTTTTAAAGTGATTGACTCTTTCATAATATTCCCTCCTCTTTGAAATATTCGCTTTGTTTTTCTTGTAGTATCTTTCCAACTTTATCTAAAGTTTTTTCTTTTCTTCTCCTATCAGATACAAAAGAATTTTTAGAATAAAGTAGACCTGAATGTAGGTCAGATAGTTGTGCGTAAGTTAACTTAAGGTTAACTATTCTTTTAGATAGTTTACTCATTGTTTGCTCCTTTACTGAATATTGATAAATATTCATGATTACCCAATAGCGAGTAATCAAAAATACTTATTTAGTTTCGTCTGTTGGTCGAAGTATTACTTGACCATAATCAGATATTAAGACACCGTCTTCCCTTTGATAACAAGGATAGTGATTGACAACTAAACATTGTCTTTTGACTAATTCGTGACGGTTAAGATATCGTTTAGCGTCAACCTTCGCTTCATGCAAAGTTTTAAAATAACCTAAGCCAACCTTAGAACCGTTGTGCTTAACTTGAAATAATTGGTATTGACTACCTCTTTTTTGGATCTCTAAGCCAACAGGCTCTAAGACAAAGTTTAATGCGTTTAACATAATATGCTCCTTTACTGAATGCTTATGCATTCATGATAAGGCTAACTAAGTAGCCCTATCAAAAATACATAAAGTTTCTGTTTGACTGTTTCCTTGTCGGTGTCACCGACTAGAGCCCTTTGCTCTGTAGACTACCTCTAAGCGTTTCAAGATAAGGTTTGGAAGCTTACCTCGATTGGTTCGAGTTATCTATGCACTAAGAGACGAGTATGTAGTGTCTAGCCTTAGCAACCCACAAGGACCTCAAGAGAGGCTATCCCCAAATTTAATTGGTTAAGTGTTTTAGCACCTTAGACCCAATGACTAAAATATCGTAAGCATTCCCCAAAGTGGTAACTGGCCTATTGTCTTCTAGTGTGGTTTCTAAAGTATGGTTTGTCATTGTCTAAAGTTATATCATATATTCGGATATTACCTAATAAAAAAAGATAAAAAGTTAAAAAAAGTTAAAAAAAAATGGTCATAAATTATTACAAATGGGTAAGTTATCCACAGGCATTTTTTTGCGTTTTAAGAGCGTTTTAGAGGTGTCCGTGTATGATTTTATATGATAATTTATTATATGCTCTATGGCTCTTAAAATGGATTTAAAGGGTATTTTTATTTTTGATATTTACGATATTTTATTGCAAATTGCGACATGGACCGTGGATCGTGGACAGCTATCACAGTACTTAGGTTTTTTTGAAAAAATAAAAATAAAAATAAAAAAAATTTTAAAACAAGTGTGATAGTGTCCGGTAATGTTGTTTAGCTTTTGTTATCAATGTTTTACCCATCACACTTCTAGTTTTTAGTAGTGTGACTAGTGTGATGCTCTAGGTAATTGAACCCTTTTTCCAAATTGATTATTTTAAAAGAAGTTATGGAAAAATCTCTAGTACCAAATTGTAAAAATATCTGTAAGGTGTAACGGTATATTTTTTATGAGTGCTGAAAAGAATTTATATAAATTGGTAAAAGAAAAGCTTTCAGAGTTTAAGCCAATAAGGATTGAAACTACTACAATAAATGGCTTCCCTGATTTAATTTTATTTAACAAAAATAAACAGGCTTTGTTTATGGAGTGTAAGGTCTGTGATCGTTCTAGATTGTTACAAAGTCTTAGGCCACATCAAAGAGCGTTCCATCATAAATACAAGAACCATGTTGATGGATTGTTTATCTTGCAACGGTCCCTTAAAGAGAGAGCGTTTTTTCTGTATAGATCCACCGATATTAACTTTACGCAAGAAAATGTTGAAAATGAACCACTTTGCACGGTCAGGGTGGGTCAGACATGGGACCTAATCAAGGTTTTTTTGAACAATGCATACAATATATAGAGCCAACGATCCACGGAACGCTAAAAGTGTTGAAAAATATAGAGGTGAAGGGCCTTATAATATAGATTATGCAACAAAATCCTAGGTACTTAGAGCAAATGAAAAAGTCAATAAAATCAACGGTTCGCGGGCCCCAAAAATTTGGCACACGCACTAGCACCGGCGACCTAGGTCTAGCAACATTTACACACTATGGGAGTAAAATATGCATATAGACTACTCAAAATTAGACTCGAACCAATTAAAGGCGATGGTATTGCTTCGAAAAAAGATAGAACAAGAACAAGCTCGTGGTAATTTTCTAAGATTTGTAAAATCTATGTGGCCTGATTTTGTTGAGGGACCACATCACGTTAAGATTGCAGAAAAATTTCAAAAATTTTTGACAGGTAAGAACCAAAGACTGATAGTTAACATGCCCCCACGTCACACAAAAAGTGAGTTTGCCTCATTTTTATTCCCGGCATGGATGATAGGGCAAAATCCTAGACTAAAAATCATTCAAGCGACTCACACAGGTGAGTTGGCCATAAGATTTGGTAGAAAAATTAGAAATTTAATGAACACAAAGGAATATAAGGGAGTTTTTCCTGATGTAACGTTAAGAACTGACAATCAGGCGGCAGGAAGGTGGGAAACTAACCTTGGTGGAGAGTATTATGCCGCAGGTGTTGGTGGTGCAATAACAGGAAGAGGTGCTGATCTGTTAATTATTGATGATCCTCACTCAGAACAAGATGCTTTGTCTGAAACAGCCATGGATAATGCATATGAGTGGTACACTTCAGGTCCTAGACAGCGTATGCAACCTGGGGGAAGTATTGTTATCGTTATGACTCGATGGTCTAACAAGGATCTTACAGGTAATCTCATAAAAAAGATGGGGGATCTCAAGGCAGATAAGTGGGACATCATAGAATTCCCGGCAATTTTAGAAGACGATGACGATGAAACTAGAAAACCAATATGGCCACAGTATTGGAAGTTGGAGGAGCTTGATAAAGTTAAAGCTTCTTTGGTTCCAAGTAAGTGGAATGCACAGTGGCAACAAAATCCTACCTATGATGGATCTAGTATTATTAAACGTGAGTGGTGGAACATTTGGGACAAGGAAGATCCACCTGAGTGTGCTTTTAAAATTCAAAGTTATGATACAGCGTTTTCAAAAAAAGAGTCTGCTGACTATTCTGCCATTACAACATGGGGTGTGTTCTATCCTGACGAAGGAACAGAAACACATTTGATTTTGTTAAACGCTAGAAAAGGTCGTTGGGACTTTCCTGAGCTCAAACAAGTAGCAAAGGAAGAATTAACATTGTACAAACCTGAGGCTGTGATGATTGAGGCCAAGGCTTCAGGCACACCCTTGATACAAGAGCTTAGGCGTTTTGGAGTGTACGCTACAGCTTTCTCTCCTAATCGTGGAATGGACAAACATGTCAGATTAAACTCTGTTGCTCCTATCTTTGAGGCAGGGCATGTGTGGAGACCAAACAGGGATTGGGCTGAAGAAGTGCAAGAAGAGTGTGCCTCTTTTCCTTATGGAGAGCACGATGATCTTGTTGACGCAACTACCTTAGCACTGTTAAGATATAGACAGGGAAATTTCATTTCATTGTATGATGATGAACCTGAAGAACCAATTGGAAAACGTAAATATGAATACTATTAAAAAAATTAATCCTGAAGACAGGAGACTGAAACAAAAGCTAACGCCTAAGCAAATGATATTCGTTTATGAGTATGTTCATAAAGTTTTACTCGGAGAGTGTTCCGCGGCCGAAGCAGCACGGAAAGCGGGATATTCAAAAAATCGTGCACGTCAAACTGCAACTGATTTAATGAACCCTCACTTAAATCCTTTCGTAGTGGAGGCTGTTAATGAGATGAAACAAGATCTGCATCAGATGTATGGAGTATCCACTGCCTCTCATTTGGCCTCCCTAAAACAAATCAGAGAGGAAGCAAGAGAACACAAACACTATTCGGCGGCCGTGGCTGCTGAAGTAAACAGAGGTAAGGTTGCAGGATTTTACGATAACAAAGTTCAGGCTGACACCCCTTTAGAGAACATGAGTAAAGATGAGCTAATTAAAGTTTTAGAGAACTACGATAAGCATGGCATCACTCACGACACAAAATTAATTATCGATGACGATAAAGAAGTGATGACAGGTAACTAAGATGAATCCTCTACTGACGCTTTTATTAACTGGAGCTAGAATGAATCCCTCGGTCATCGGACCGTTGCTCGTGGGCAGTGTGGGAGCTCAACAAGCAAAAGAAATACAAAAAGATTATGCTCTCGGTAATATATCTTTAGATGACATATACAATATTATTTCAAATTTAGCGGCGTCGCCTGGCGGCACTTTCGCATTAAAAGCGTTAAAAGATAAAGATAAGGAGAGTAATATAATACCTTTCCCTCAAAAAGGAGGAGATATGACTCCCAGTGAACCTCCTGAGGAAGACCCTGAAATACCACCATCAGGTATAGGAGAAGCACTAGATTTAGTAGAAAAAACAAAAGAAAACTTACCACCTAGAGATGAGTCTTCAGGAATGGCTGCTGATTATGTTCCTCCTGAATATGGACCTCAAGCTTTTGACTTAACACAAGAATTATCGGAGGAATTCTCGCCTGAGGGGTTTTCGACTTTTAGCACGGATGTAGGAGACAATTATGAATATTTAAGAAATTTTATTTTTGATAGTGATTCAAAAGTAAGAAAAGAGGGCCTTGAATTTATAAACTTGTTAAAAAAAATAAAAGGCGATCCTGAAGCTTTAATAACAATGTACCGTGCAGCACCAACCGATGAACTTAGAGAGGGAGATTTATTAACTCCATCCAAAACTCAAGCTCAGTTTTATGTTGATCAGTCCACCATCACACAAAAAGAGATTAGAGAGGAAGAGAGAAAAGCGAGATTAGATACTGATGAGCCAATTGATTTATCTAAAGAAAGAGCGTTTTCAGTGGTGGACAGTTTAATGGATATATTTGGAGAAAAACAAGTGACTCCTTCTAAATTATTTGAATATAAAATTAAAGCAAAAGACCTTCGTTGGGATGGAGGAAACAGAGGAATAACAGGATGGGGATATTTCCCAACAGACAAATAGATGTGTTGTAAAACAACGGTTAGGTGGTATAAATAAAAAATGGTAGATAATATAGATAAATCTCTAGACCTAGGTGGTAAGCCTGAATTAGAAATTTTAAAATCGGAAACTGAAGTTGAGATTGATGGTCAGCCTATTCCTACACCTGAGGGAGTAGATATAGAGATTGATGAACAGGGTGGTGCAATATTAGATTTTGATCCGATGAAAACATTACCTGATGAAGTTGAGTTTTATTCAAACTTAGCTGAAGTTATGGACGAGCAAGAGTGTAATAGACTTGCTGATGAATTACTTGCAGAATTAGAAAACGATAAGTCCTCACGAAAAGATTGGGAAGACTCTTACATGAAGGGCCTAGATCTATTAGGAACAAAGTATGATGAAAGAACTAGACCATTTCAAGGAGCTAGTGGTGTTACTCACCCTTTGTTAGCTGAGAGTGCAACACAGTTTCAAGCCACAGCTTATAAAGAATTGTTACCTTCCAGTGGTCCTGTAAGAACAGTTATTATGGGACAGGAGACACCTGAAAAATATTCTCAAGCTCAAAGAGTTGAGGAGTTTATGAATTATCAAATAACAAACACAATGGAGGACTATACTCCTGAGTTTGATCAAATGTTATTTTATTTACCTTTAGCAGGTTCTACATTTAAAAAAGTTTATTATGATGAGTTGATGGACAGAGCTGTATCAAGGTTTGTTCCAGCAGAGGATTTAGTTGTCAATTACATGGCAAGTGACTTAGACTCTTGTGAAAGAATAACTCAGATAATTAACATGAGTTATAATGATTTTAGAAAAAAACAAGTTTCAGGTTTTTATAAAGACATAGACATAATGCCATCTGAAACTGAACCAACAGAGGTTCAAAAAAAATATGATGAGATAGAGGGCTTAAAGGCTTCTTACATGGATAAGTCGGTTAGGCTTTATGAGTTTCATGTGTCCTTAGATTTAGTGGGTTTTGAGGATAAAGGAGTAGATGGTGAGCCCACAGGAATAAAAATTCCTTACATTGTAACTATTGAAGATAGCTCAGGTAAAGTGGTGGGTATCAGAAGAAACTATGACAAAGGTGATGAAAAAAAATTAAAGAAAAAATATTTTGTTCATTATAAATTTTTACCGGGTTTAGGTTTTTATGGACTTGGTTTAATACATTTAATCGGTTCTTTATCAAGAACAGCGACACAACTTTTACGACAATTAATAGACGCAGGTACTTTAGCTAATTTACCCGCAGGATTTAAATCAAGAGGCATTAGAATTAGAGATGATGCTGAGCCTCTACAACCAGGAGAATTTAGAGACATAGATGCACCTAATGGTGATCTAAGAAATGCTCTTTTACCTTTACCTTACAAAGAACCCTCTCAAACACTTTACAGTCTACTAGGATTTGTTGTTCAATCAGGACAAAGATTTGCGGCTATAACTGATTTACAGGTTGGTGATGCAAATCAAAACGCACCTGTCGGAACAACAATGGCATTATTAGAGAGGGGCTCCAAAGTCATGTCAGGAATACATAAACGATGTCATTATTCTCAGAAAAAAGAATTTAAATTATTGTTTGATGTTTTCCGTGATTATCTACCTGAGACTTATCCATACTCAGTAGAGGGTGCTGATAGAACTGTAAAGGCAGAAGACTTTAGTGACCGTGTGGATGTCTTACCTGTTTCAGATCCTAATATATTTTCTACAACTCAAAGAGTAACTTTAGCTCAAACAGAGTTACAGTTGGCTCAAAGTGCTCCTGATATTCATAATGTGAAAGAGGCTTACAGAAGAATGTATGAAGCTCTAGGTGTTAAAGACATTGATCAAATTTTAAGAAAAGATTCTCCAACGGAGCCAAAAGATCCTGCTATGGAGCACTCTGATTTGTTAGATGGTAATCTACTGAGAGCGTATGAGGGACAAGATCATGATGCTCACATTCAAAATCATTTAATTTTTGGCACTAATCAAATGGTATTAGGTAATCCTCCAATGGCTATGAAGTTACAAAAACACGTTTTAGAACATGTATCATTAAAAGCAAAAGAACAAGTAATGTTTTTAGTGCAACAGGGTCAACTTCCTCAAGAGCAAGTTGATGAAGCAATAGCAAAATTAGAGGCACAGTTTATGGTAGAGATAAAACAATTATCAGCACAACTAAGTGGACAAGGTAAACCTGATCCTGTCATACAACTTAAGCAACAAGAATTAGCTCAAGAGGCTCAAAAAGATCAAGTTGATGCTCAGTTGGATGCTGCTAAATTACAATTAGATGTTGAAAAACTAAAACAAAGAGCAGTTAATGATCAAGCTAGAATACAAAAAGATTATGATATCGCAGACAAACGTGCTGAAGTTCAGTATGACAAGATGACTACACAAACTTTAAATCAAGCGAGAAGAGATGCCACTAACAAAAAAGGGTAGCAAAATAAAGAAATCCATGGAGAAGACATATGGAAAGAAAAAAGGTAAACAGGTTTTTTATGCGTCGGCTAACAAAGGAGTTATTAAAGGCGTTGAAAAAAAATCTAGAAAGACCAAGTGATAAGTATTATACTTTTAAGATGGACAAACAAACTGAAAAAAGAGTTCAAAAGATTATTAATGACACTAGGACTTTTGTTCAAGGTCAGGTAGATCAAGGAATGAATTTAGTTGAGTTAGCTCAAGTTATGTTAGCTATGAGTCGTGAAACAATGGTTGACGCTTATGGTGAACAACTGGCTGATGCTTATATTGCTAATCAAATTTCTAGGTTGCAAAATGATGAAAAAAGTCTAACGTTGCACTAATGACTAAAAAACTTACAAAAACAGTCCCTCCTAAAAAGGGACCTAAGTCACAAGGTTTATCTATTCCACCAGGTAAGATCATGCCAGTAGGCTCTGTACCTGAGGATAAAAAACACAAACGAGGTTATGGAATAGCATCTAAAGGTCTTAAATTCGAAGGAGTATTTTAATGGAAATACTATCAAAAGTTAAAAACTTGGCTTCTAATGTAAAGAAAAGAGATGTAGCTATCGCTGTCGTTTTTCTTGCGTTAGGAGTATATATTGGTTCTTAATAAATTATTAGGTGGTTCTCTAGTAGAAACGGTTGGTAAGGTAATAGACTCTGTTCACACCTCAGAGGAAGAAAAACTTGCCGCAAAAACAAAACTCAAAGAATTAGAAAACCAAATTAATTCCAAACAAATGGATATTAACTTAGCTGACGCTAAGTCCACTGCCACAGGAATTGGTGGAATTATGCAACGAGCTTGGCGGCCTTTAATCGGGATGAGCTGTGCTCTAGCAATATTGTGGGAGTATGTATTGAAACAATTTATCATGTTCATACTTGCTGCTTTCAGCATTGAACACGCTCCTTTACCTCAGTTGGACATGGCTGTTTTGATGCCGTTGGTCATGGCATTACTTGGCATGGCCGGAATCCGCAGTTTCGACAAGTTGAAAAAAACTAATTCAGGATGATTGAACATTTTGATTACAAAGTAAAACAACTCATTTCAAAAAAAATTGATGAGAAAAAAGATGACTTGTTAAGCAGACAAGTTAGCTCTTACGATCAATATCAGTATGAGTTAGGTAAGTTACATGCTTTAGAGGGTTTAATGTTAGATTATCAAGATTTATTAAAAGAGGTAGTTAAAGATGAGTAAATTAATTGTCCCTAGTTATTTAAAAGGGAAGACTAATGAAAAGAAAGAAGAAAGCAAAGAACCTGTTATGGACAAAGTTCCTCAAGCAACAGGTTGGAGAATAGTAGTTTTGCCTCACAAAGGGGTGGACAAAACAAAAGGTGGTTTATTACTTACCGATAAAGCGATAGAAGAACAACAACTTACGACTAATGTTGGTTTAATTTTAAATATGGGGCCTGATGCTTATGCAGATAAAACTAAATATCCAAATGGACCTTGGTGTAAAGAGGGTGATTGGGTAGTTTTTGCAAGATACGCAGGTTCTAGAGTAAAAATTGAAGGTGGAGAGATCAGAATATTGAATGATGATGAGATTTTGTCCACAGTAAAAGATCCAACAGATATATTAACTTTGTATTAGGGAGAAAAAAATGGCTGAAGAAAAAATGGTAGACCTTGACACTACAGGAGAAGGTCAAGAGGTTGAACTTCAAGAAGAAGAATCTACTAAAGAGGAGAAAGTCCAAGAAGAAAAAGTAGAGGTTGCCTCTGAGGAAAAAGCAGAGGAGACTAAAGATGAGGAAGAGTCTAAAGACGATGGTTTGGATAAGTATTCTAAGAATGTTCAAAGAAGAATTAAAAAACTTTTAGATAGGATCGAAAAATCGGAGCAAAGAGAGGCTGAAGCTATAAAGTTTGCTGAAAGTGCTAAAAAGAAAGCTCAAGAGGCTGAAGATAGGATGCAATCTTTAGATGCTAATTATGTTTCAGAATATGAAACTAGAGTAAAATCACAGATTGAACAGGCTAAAAAAGCTTTGGCAGACGCTAGAATGAACAATGATGTAAATGCTGAAGTGGAAGCTCAAAGATCTTTGACTAGACTTGCGATTGAAGAGGAGAGAGCGATAGTTTCAAAAGAACAAAGAGAAAAGCTTTTAAAAGAAAAAGAAAATTTATCATCTCAAAATCAAGACACTGGTCAAACTCAAGCTCCTGTGAGACAACCTGATCCAAGAGCAGAGGAGTGGGCAAAAGAAAATGAGTGGTTTGGTCAAGATGAGGCAATGACTTTTACTGCTTTAGCTCATCATAAAAAGCTTTTAAATCAGGGTTTTGATCCTAAGAGTGACGATTATTACACTGAGATTAATCAGTATATGAAAGAACAGTTTCCTCAAAAATTTGAGAAAGAAGTTAAAGAAAAAGCTCCTCAAACTGTTTCTGGAGCGTCTAGAACAGGCAAAACCACTGGAGCAAAGAAAGTTAAATTAACACCTAGTCAAGTTGCCATAGCAAAAAAACTAGGGCTTACACTTGAACAATACGCAAAATATGTATAGATTGGAGACAATATGGTAAATAAAACGCTAAGATCTAGTGAGACTAGGGAGAAGACATCTCGTAAAAAAGGTTGGACTCGACCTTCATCATTAGACGCACCCCCAGCACCTGATGGGTACAAACATCGATGGATAAGGGAATCAGTCAGAGGATTTGACGACAACAAAAACGTCATGGGAAAATTAAGAGAAGGTTGGGAATTAGTCCGAGCCGACGAATATCCTGACTGGCAACTTCCTACCATTGAAGATGGTAAACACGCAGGAGTTATAGGGGTAGGTGGGTTACTGTTAGCTCGTATGCCAGTAGAGACAGTTGAAGAGCGCAATGCTTATTACAAAAATTTAACCGAGAGCCAAAAAGAGGCTGTCGACAGCGATCTACTGAAAATCGAGGATCCAAGGATGCCGATCAGTAAACCCCAAAGGCAAACCAAAGTAACTTTTGGTTCAGGAAACAAGTCGTAATCGGCACGGTTTGTTGAACGACCAATACTAACAACATATTACAAAGGAGTAATATTATGGCAAATCAACAAGGCAACTTTGGATTTCGTCCAGTGCTAATGATGGGTTCCGCTTATAACGGACAAGGTCAACAACAGATGACCATCGCTAGTAACGAAACGAACTCCATTTTTATGGGAGATCCTGTAGTGCTAAATGCAAACGGATCAATCTCTCGTGGATCATCTGCCGGTGCTGAGCTTGTTGGTATTTTTAATGGTTGTTTCTACACAGACCCAACATCACAAAAACCAACATTTTCAAACCACTATCCAGGTGCGATTGTAGCTGACGATATAGTTGCAAACGTAATTAGTGATCCTGATGTCATTTTCGAAGTCAAAATAGATGTCTCCCT